ATGCGTGATTATGCCCTCCAAGCTGAGTTCGACGCTTTGGAGCTAGACATAGACGACCCCGAGGCTCTTAACTTAGAGAAGCAGTTTAGAGCTATTCGTCGTCAGCTAGACAATGAGCTAGCTCACGCAGAGTTTCGTCAGAAGCACCTGGAGCAACAGGAGATTCATCAAGCATTCTTCGAGGATTCCTGTAAGAGGCCCCGAAAGCCTGGTGGCGGAGGAGAGAAGGCAGATCGGACTAACAAGATGTTTGGCCCTGAAAGGATGAAGGACAATCGTTACGTGGAACCCTGGTCTGGGTTTTTTAAGGGGTAATTCTCTGAATCTCATGGTCAAACTTCAGTTGGTATGGTATATTGTTAATGGATAAAGACAGGGTCCTAGGAGGCCCTGACGAAAGGAGCAATTCGCTAAATGGCAAAGAAACCTGTACTAGAGGCTAAAGGGGTCGTTGGCACCCCTAAAGAGGTTGAACCTGCTCAGATAGTTACTGTGAATGACCTCTCCGAGGAGTTTGGAATCTCCTCACGGCAGATTCGTATTCTTCTCCGGAAGGCCGGTTTCGTCGCTCCCAAGGTAGAGTCCGAAGGGTTTGGACCTCGTTCCAAGTACCAGTGGACTAAAGGCTCAGCAGAGCTTGCTGAAGCTCGGACGGTGATTCAGGCCGGTCTGACCAGCATGGATGCTGAGGAAGACTAAGACTATCCCCGAGGAGCTTTGGGAAACCCTCCTATACGGGTCTTCCTTCCATCCCAAAGCCCCACGCATGGACTCACAGTAAAGGCCCCACTCGATATTATAGGGGGCCTTTACTGTTGTGTTTTCGGTCCTCAGAGAGTTTTCCAGTTGATTGTCCATTTACATTCTGTAGCAGGAATGGTATACTTGATCTGTAAGGTTGTGTCCATCCTAGGAATTTAGCTCCCTAGCTGGGGCTAAAGCAGGAGGTAGACATATCCTTCTTGTTTGATCCAAGGAGTTCTTATCAGAGCAAATGGGTAACCTTCCAAAAACTGCTCACCTCTTGGACAACGAAATTCTTGCTGTGTGAGTAGAGGACTCGGCGGAGTCCTCGGGAGGTTGGACCCAGTTTCGGACGCCCAGAATGACCTTTAAAGGAAGTTCGCTGATGTCCTTTGGGATGCCAGGAGAAGCGTCAAATTTCCACGTTCTGGACATCGGATAATAAATTCCATTAGGTCCAAAACTCAGGCCTTTGGGGAGCACAACTTTGGCTTAGGCGTAGGAATCCTTCTGGGGATGGTTCAGGGGGAAGAGATCTTGACACCTCGTCAACTGTGGTCACCGAGACGAATGCTCAACGCTGTTTACACCGGCTTTACATGGGCTTTACAGAAGCCTCTACGCCTTTACAGCGGGTCTCTGAGCTTCATAGTCTGGGACCCGCGAGTTGCTCTCTTAGTAGTCTCTCGGAAACTAGAACCCCCTTTCCCATGATATCAAGCGAGGAGGAGCCGGACGAAATGGCGCGATCACTTAAGATCACCCCAAAGGTCGGAGAAGAGATTCTCCGGCTTTCAACGGAATACTCCCAGCGCCAGATCGCCGAGAAACTGCGTGAGAAGCACGGGGTGCAGCTCTCGCATACAGCCATCGCGAAGTTCATCAAGGCCCAGCGGTGGGAACGGTCAGCTCAGACCAAGGCGATTGTGCGGGAGCATCTCCGTATTAGTGTCCCTACTGACTTGGAAATTCTGCAAGAAACACGTGATCAGCTCAATGAGTTGAGAAGGAGTGGCACACTTGATGTAGTGGAGCAGCTTAGAGTCATAGATCGTCTTAACGCCATCATCCAGACGAGGCTGAAGTTCTCCGGAGCTGATGCTCCCGATCGGCCTGATGAATTCGCCGAGATGACCGATGAGGAACTTGAGGCATACGTCAACGGCACAGAAGTGGAAGCTGGTGGCGATGGACAGGAATGAGCTGGTAAAACTAGCCCGTGCTAAACGGGCGCTCCAACGTAGGAAAGCCGCATCCCACCTAGTGGACTTCATGCAATACGACTCACCGACGTGGCAGCCAGCAGCCCACCTTCTTAGGCTGTGTGAGGCACTGGAGGCCGTAGAGCGAGGCAAGATTAGACGATTGATGGTATTCATGCCTCCGAGGCATGGGAAGTCAGAGGTCTGTTCGAAGAAATTCCCCTCGTGGTATCTAGGACGTAACCCACGCAAGGAGATCATCCTTTGTTCGTATGCCGCCGATCTAGCATATGACTTCTCCCAGCTTGCACGTGACACATTACGTGAGCATGGTCCCGACCTGTGGAAGGTCAAGGTATCTTCTACACGTTCTGCGATGACTCGATGGGGTCTCCAACGTACCCGCGGCGGTTGTGTAGCAGCCGGAGTCGGAGGTCCAATTACCGGACGAGGTGCTCATTTGGGGATCATCGACGACCCCTTTAAGAACGACGAAGAGGCGTCGTCAGCGACTTACCGCGACAAGGTATGGAAGTGGTATCAGTCCACCTTCCGTACACGCCTAGCTCCCGGTGGAGCCATCGTACTGGTTATGACTCGATGGCATGAGGATGATTTAGCTGGCCGGCTTATAAAGGAGATGAGAGCCGGAGGAGAACAGTGGGTTATCCTTAATATGCCAGCCTTAGCCGAAGAGAATGATCCCTTAGGTCGAGCCGTAGGTGAGCCTCTGTGGCCGGAGCACGGGTTCGACAAGCCGTGGGCCGTAAGCCTCAAGCGGACGCTAGGGACTTACTTCTGGGAGGCTCTCTACCAGCAGCACCCATCGACTCCCGAGGGTGAGATTCTCAAGCGTGCTTGGTGGAAGTACTATCGTGTACTTCCCTACGACATCCAGTATGTGATACAGTCGTGGGATATGACCTTCAAGGACACTGATGGCACCGACTTCGTAGTAGGCCAGGTCTGGGGCTTGCGGGGCGCTGATAAGTACCTGTTGGACCAGGTGCGGGCCAGGATGGACTTCCCCACTACCATCGAGGCAGTCAAGGCGTTAACGCGCAAGTGGCCCCAGTCTATGGCGATATATATCGAGGACAAGGCCAACGGGCCTGCAGTTATCTCAACCCTGCGAGGGAAGATTCATGGGATCATCCCGGTGGAGCCGATGGGCAGCAAGATCGCCAGGGTGGCAGCGGTTAGCCCCCAGGTTGAGGCCGGTAATGTCTTTCTACCTGATCCCAACATCGCCCCTTGGGTGCAGGACTTCGTTGAGGAATGCGCCAAGTTCCCTAAGGGCGCCCACGACGACCAAGTAGACTCAATGAGCCAAGCACTACTGAAGATGTCCATGCCGCTAGCTCGGGGCATGGGCGCTAAACCCGAGGGGTGGTGAGGAGTTATATGTCATCAGTTTTAGAGGTTCGTGCAGGTGATACATGGCCTCCAGAGCAGCACACTGAGCGGATCGAGTCGTATTCACTGTACCGTAAGCTCTTTCTAGGCAAGCACCAAGAGGTGTTTCAGCGGGTTCAACAGTGGCTAGACAAGACGCCTGACAAGTCGCTGGTGTATATCGTGGCTAACTTCCCCAAGCTGGTGTCACTAGTCTGTGCTGATATGCTCTTCGGGGAGGAGCCCGGCTTCATCGTGGGGGACGAGGGGTCAGCGGAACAGATGGTACTAGACACTATCACCCGGAACAATGACCTCCACGTACTTAACTACGAGATGGCGTTAGGGTCTAGCTCCCGGGGCGATGCTGTGTATAAGGTGCGTTATGGTCCACGCTTTAGCTACTCGCCAATTCCTGAGGCCATAATCTCGGCGGTGAACCCCTCGTTGTTCTTCCCCGAGTTCGCAGCCGACGATGTGAGGACCTTGACTGGCGCGGTGATCGCATGGAAGCGGGCGGAGGGTGATCTTACCTACCTACGACGTGAGATCCATACGCCTGGTCAGATCCGCAACGAGCTGTGGCTGCTGGATGGTAGTGAGTTGCGACGGCAGGTGCCGCTAGCAACGCTACCCGACCTGGTCACAATGCCCGAGGAGGAAGAGACTGGGTATCCCGGGCTTCTGGTGGAGTATGTCCCTAACTGGCGCCTAGATGATGATTGGCGAGGACTCTCGGACTACCTAGATATTCAAACCCTGGTGGATGAGCTAAACAATCGGATCAGTCGCGTAAGCCGGGTGCTAGACAAACATGAGAATCCCAAGCTGGTTCTGCCTCCTGGGATGATGAAGTTTGATCCTGCCACTAAGCGTTATTACATCGAAAAAGATGCGCTAGACGTGGTAGAGGTAAGCACCGAGGTAGGAGCCAATCTACCACGCTATCTAGTCTGGGACGCTCAGCTGGAGGCTGCGTTTAAGCAGATCGACAAGCTGATCCAGATTGCCTTCCTAGTCACTGAGACCAGCCCCGATGCCTTTGGCCTGGGTCAATCAGGCCAGGCCGAGAGTGGTCGAGCTCTGAAGTTTCGGCTCTTGCGGACACTAGCTAAGATAAATCGCAAGAGATTGTATTTTGACGGGGCACTTCGGAGGGTGCTCGGCGCGGCATTGTGGTTAGAATCATCCCATGGGGCGGCTTTGGCCAACGACGTGCCAAATGTAAGAATCGAGTGGCGCGAC